GACCCCCAGATTAGGAATTTGGGTCAAGTGTTTGAAATCGTGTCGGGACGTTCCCCGCGTTTCCCAGTTCGGCGAATATCGTGGGGAACGCGTTAGGCCGTGCTGCGGCTGGCGAGCGCAACGCACGCGATAGCGGCGCCCGCATAGGCGGCTGATGCATGCGTGTTTCGGAAGCGAACGGTCGCTGTATCGGCAGCGGACACCCAGGCGTGAAGCACGGCGATATTTCCCGGCAGCGCTGCGGCGAGATTGAAAACCAGATGATCACCGACAGCCGCGCCCGCAATGACAATGGTAGCGTCTCCCTCGACGCCGGCCGCTAGCGCAGGAATATTGACGTTCCCCTCGTAGCGAAGATTGTTGGTAATCCTGACGCCCGGCGGCCGGATCTTCGAGAAGGGTACCTTCTTATCTGGCGCCGCCGGTGTGCTGGCGTCCCAAATGTAAAGAACGTCCTCGTCGGCAACGCTGTCGATTTCGGTGAGCGCTGTTACCTTCGTCATGACAACCTCACAGGCGGGGCGGCACAGGCAGAAACGCGCCTTGCCGCGGCTTATCGATGATGGAATCCATCTTACTGTCGAGAACTTCGACCTTCGTGCTGAGGCCCGAGAAGTCTTTTCGGATCACGTCGACGGCCGAATTAAAGTCTTTCCGGAGCGCTTCTTGATTGGACAGAATGGCATCTGCCAGGCGGTCGACCCGATCCCACAGCGCGGCTGTCTTCGCCTCCTGGGCGCCCATGCGGAAGGGCAGATCCTGCATCTGCTTCACCTGCGCATTCAGGTCAGCAAAGTTCTTGTCGGTCGATTGGCTGCGAATGACAGCATAACGCTCCTGCTCGGAGAGCTGGCTTTTGATGTTCGCGTTATCCTGCGCCATGTACCAAAACAGGGTGCCGACGGCGATGATGGTTGGAACGTTGACATTTGACCAGTTGATAGCCATCGATCGTGCCTCTTTCGCCGCAGGCCTGGCGTCCACATCTGCCATCTCGTTTCGCGCTACTTCCAGCAGTTCTGACGTTTGCCGAAGGCGTCCGTCGATACGACCCAGCGGGCCAATTGTTCTTCCTTTGCGACGAGGGCGACGGGATCATTCACCCGCGGCGGCTTCGTCCATCCGGCGCAGTTCGTCGCATTGCTCTGGCACCCCGCCAAGGCGACGACAAACAGCGCTGCGATTGAGAGCGGTCGTTTCATTGTCGATCTTGCCCCTGTTCTGGAATGCATCGACGCTATCCCGCAGTTGCTCGACACGGCCATCGGTGCGGCCTTTGATGTAAGCGATTGCAGCTACAGCGATCATCACGGCGGTGATTGCTGCCGCGAAATAGCGCCCGATCATGCTGGCACCGCGTCGATCGCATCAGCGATTGCCTTGCCCTTTTTTGCGGCCCAAACACGGTACGCGATGCCGCCGACGGCAACGACGACGCTCGCAAGCGTGAGCGCGGCCGAGATCTTGGCGACGAAATCGATAGTGATGTACGGCGCGAGCTCCTGCTGCGCCTGACTGAGAATGGCGCCGATAGAGCCGGCACCGGCTAGCGTGTCGCCCGGTGCGGTGGAAGGCGCCTTCTGAGCGTCCTCGACATAGGCCTTCGCCTCGCCGCCGGGAGCGTAATCGATCGCCGGGCCGACGGAGCCCGCCGCCCATGCCTGGCCGGTGGCCAGAACGCCGTCGACGCGCCGGGTCCAGCCCTTCCCGAATGTCTTCCACGTCTTGAGCGCCTTGAGGAACATCATGCGCCGCTCGAGGATGCGGGCAATCAGAGCATCGTGATCGTTGACGCCCTGCACGGCAGTAAGCGTGGTGGGGCCCACCACACCATCAGCCTTGACCCCAAGCGCCCGCTGCAGCCACTTGACCGACTGAGAGACGCCGGAATTCACGGCGCCGTCAAAGACCACATAGGAAACGCCGACGGGCAGAAGATCGCCCTTAATGAGGGTCCAATACCGCTGACGGTAGATCGTGTCGCGCTCGGTGGCGTTCATCTCTTTGACCGGGCGCGGCGTCAGCTTCATCTGCCGGCGGAAGTCGTCATACACGCGCTGCGTCACACCCTGATTGGTCGCGCCGCCTGGGTCTTTCGGGTGATTGACGTAGCCGCCCTCGTGGATCAGCGTTTTCCCCAGCGCCCTCTCAAACTCAGTGCTCATGACCATCGCCCCTACAGAAGATGGTCGGATAATCGGCGGAGGGACGAGACGGCGCAAAGCACACTTCAGAGGCCGTTGACGCTAGGTTGTAAACGTGGTGGATTCCACAACGAGGGGGCCAAACATGTCCATTGCAGCAAATCTATCAGAAAGCTCTCCGGCTATTCGTGTGGTCGGAGATGTGCGACTCCGGTTCGGCTGCTCACGCATTATGGTGGAGGAGCCGGTTGAGCTCCGAGCTGGCCTTTATGATGTAGACGAGATAGGCGCTTATACCTTCTTGGGGGGAGAAGGCAGTGTGATACGCCATGTCGCTGAGATTGGGCGTTTCTCCATGATCGGCCCCGGCGCGCAAATCGGTCTCGTCGAGCACCCGGGCCACCACATTTCCGCGCATGTAATTTTTGAGCACGACGTGACGAAACAGTTCCCGACGAAAGAAGCACGCGACTTCTTTGGGAGGAATCGCCGCTTAATTGAGTCGGCTCGCGCATCGTGGGCTGAGCGATCTGGCGGGCGCATCCGGATTGGGAACGATGTTTGGATCGGCCAAGGCGTCACAATCTCTCGAGGCGTGACCATCGGAGACGGCGCGATCGTGGCCTCAAGAGCAGTGGTTACAAAAGATGTCGAACCCTATTCAATCGTTGGGGGCGTCCCGGGTAAGCACATAAAGTGGCGGTTTCCGGAAGAAATCAGGCGCAAGCTCTTGGAGCTCCAGTGGTGGAGACACGGACTGGCAGCGATGGACGGGGTGGATGTGACCGACGTTTCCGGAGCCCTCGCGCGCATAGAAAGGAACATCGGATCAGCAGCGCATCTTTCGAGCGCCACGAAAATCATTCTGGACGAGGCGGCGATCAGAGCGCAACGGGGCACCAATTCAGGAGGCGCGAAAACCTCGCAGCGAAATCCCCTTCACACCTTGATGTCTATGCCCCGCGCGATTGCATCGCAGTTGCTGATTAGGAGGGTTTGAGTGGTGTTTTCGCCCATATTATCCAACGAAGGACTACCTGAAACAGAGAAATATCAGGCGGCGCTCATCTCAGACCTGCTAGCAAGATTAAACCATGACATGCTTAGGAGCCTCTCATCAGATCTGAAGCTTCTGAGACATGCACAAACCGTTGGCGAACAAGCGACAGAAGACAAGCTTGCCTTGCACAGGAGGGGGCCTGCTGCAGGCGACCGATTTGAAGAGCCGTTTAAGTACAGCCAGGAAGTGACCGGCCTCGCGGATCTAAGATCGTCCATGGAGCATTGGGCGCACGTCGCCACAAAGGATGCGCTCCTTACTGTTTTCAACTGTCGGGAGGCATGCGTAGCCGTTACGACGACATTAGAGCAGACGCGGGAACTTCGCAGACGCGTCGATCTCGACAGTGCAGTTTCCGTTCGGAAGGAGATTTGCGACAGAGTGCCCGATTTGCGGTTGATGCGGAATGCTGTCGCACACCACGGCGATCACGAAAAAGAGCGGGCCACGAAGTACAGTGAGGCCGCGGACCCATTTTTGCCCGAGATCCTATGGATGGACAGAAGAGAGCAGCGTGAGGTGCGCCCTATCGGCTGGGGGCGCTTGATGGTCAGCAACAACGGGAAGAGGATGCAGTTTACTCTCGACCAGGACCTGGTAGACGACATTGAGCGGATCGTCGCAAGGTTCTTCCACTGCTTCAGAGCCGCATCTGTTCCGCCTGGTACCTGACGAAAGACTAAATCTCCGCTCCCCAGTTCAGCCGAGGCTGCGTGTCGCTTCCATTCGCGGTCGACAGTTTCACTTTCGCATAGATGTTCGTCGCGTCGGCGTTGTAGGCGTAGACGTACTGGAAAGCGCCTGCTGTGATGCCTGTCCCGGTATCAGAAACGCCATTGACCCAGAAAGACCCGAGGGGTGGGGTGGCCATGAGACTATGCGGGATTACTATATCCTGTTCGACCGTGGTGTTTGAGTTGAACGCGACAGAGACCCCCTTGTTCTTTGAGCCGACGAAGACGCTATTGACCGTGCCGCGGATATCCCATCGCTGCCCCGGCTGCGTCTTGAGATCGCCTGCGAAAACTAGCTGACCGGCATTTAGGAAGAACTGAAGGTCGATGGTTTCCACGCGCGGCGTGCCCGCCGATCGCAGTGCTACCCCGCAATCTCGCACGTTTGCCTTGACGTTCAAAAGACTGCCGTTGCCCACGGTCTTTCTATAGACCGCCGAAGATTCGAGGCCATCGGGCGCCGCGCCCTTCCAGCGGCTGATATCCCCACCGTTAATACTGACCCATTGCGCCGTATCGTTCTCGAGAACCAATGCGTGTCCAGCAGTGTTGCTGCCCTCGGCCTCGAAGTTGCCGATCTCGAGAAAGTCGCCAGTGATCACAGCACCGTTTCGCGGTGTCGTGTATGCGGGGTTTGCCCTGTACAGGGAAAGGCACTTGATCTTGACCTTTACATTGTTGTTTCCGGCACCGTCGTAGATGAAGTCAGGGGTGGTATCTCCGTTGAAGCCTCCGGTCCGATGCACGTCGACCGTGTTTATCGCGCCGTAGGCGGCGCCTTCAATCTTCATCCCTCCATATCGGCACGTTTCTGCCATTAGGAGATCGCCATTGATGCGCCCTCCATTCCACCGAATACCGCTGCCGGCAAGATTCCCCCAGGAGTGGATGAAGCCGATTTCCGCGCCGATCCCATCCACAACGACGCCGTACAGCATGCCCCCGTAGCGTGGAGACAGGATTTGTCCGTTGCCTTCTTCCGAAGCTATGCGAGACCCGGCGTCGGTCTGGAAGACGTGATCCATCCGTACGTCAGCAGGCCCCTTCCAGATCATGCCCTCGTGCTGGGTTCCGTGGATATACAGATCGATCAGAGCTTGACGAGAATACCCCGGCCGCAACGGTGTGGGGCCGTTTCCATTCGGACACTCACAGAAGAACCCTTCCCCCTGCATGTTGAAGATGCGGGCGCGGAAATAGGGCTTACGGACAAACAGTTTGCAGCCGTCGCCGGACGACTGAATATAGATCGATCGATCCTCTGACTGGTAGTTGCCGTTAAAGGTGATCTGGTCGACTGAAATTGTTTCCGGTACGCCAGGGGCGAACGCGTCGCCCGTACCGGTAAGGGCATCAAAGTTCTCCGACTTCAGCATCGCCCCTGCATATGTCGGCAGCTTTTTGACCACCGACATGAAGTTGACGCCACACCATGCAGCGCCATCGGGAATCGTGATCACGGCTCCGGTCATTGAGGTGCCGACCGGCTGATGTATCTCGACACCATGTTCAGAGCTGAACTGGAGCGCCTTGGTGATGGCAGCGCTGTCGTCGGATGCGCCGTCAACGCGAGCGCCGAAAGCCTTTACCGAAATCCTGCCTGACGGAGGAACCGACGGCGCCCACCACGAACCATCGGCAGATTGCTCGGCGAAGATATCGAGCGCTGTCGAGCGCTCTCTCATGTGTCCGCCGCCGTCCCCCGGAGCGTGGTAGCCAGCGATCTGAACGAACATCAGGATTGCCGGGATATTTGCGGTCAGGAACTCAGCGTGAGTGTCGAACACGAAGCCGGCATTCGCCGCAGCCAATGCTGCCGCTGCGGCGGCCTCCGCGGCGGCCTGACTTGCACTCTCGGAGACCTTGTTTTCAAGGTTACCAGAGCCGTCCCATCCGATCAGCATGCTTCCTTCGGGAATGGGGAAGCGTGGCCCCGGCACGCCGTAAGGGGACAGCGGCGCCCGGCTGATATTCCGAGCCAATTCCTGCACTTCGGACTCGAGAGTGTCGAGTGCAAGATTTTGGTCTCGTATCGGCAGTGGTGCACCGTTTTTGAAACGGTTGGTCCGATGCGGCTCGCGCGCACCAACCACCTGAACATGACCGGTGATGCCGAGAAGGAAGACAGCCTTCGCGTCTGTCGAAATGCCGTCGATGTAGGTCGCGGTTACCGTAAAATCGGTGCGCTCTACACCGTCGTGAACCACCTTAAGATCGCTGTTATCGAAAACAGGAAAGTTGGCCGCGAACTCCGTCGTAGGGACAACGGGGTTGTACGTGGAGATGCGTTCGTCGGGCGAGGTGATAGACATGCGCAGGATAATCCCTGCGCATGAAAATCCCTGCAAAGCACAGGGTTAGAAGCGAGCGACGGAGTTGACGAAGACCTCGAAAGCGTCTCGATTTTCACCAAGGTCGCGCAGCAGCTTGTCGTGCTGCATGATCATCTGAATACAGTCGGCCCTGATCTTGAAGGCGCCGAGGCTCTTGTCCTGATAGGACAGCAGCGCGAACAAGGCTTCAGCTTCGCGCTTGGTGGCGACCTCCCACCGGTATTCATCGAGTTTCGTCGGATTCTCCATGAACTCCGACGCGGCCTCGACCGACCGCCATGCTTCCTCGTAGGCCTGAAACAGTCTTTCGACGTGCTCCATTTCCACTCGAACATCTGGGGCAACTGCCGGTAAGGCGGCTGCATACTCCGACGGCAGCGCTGCTGCCACCGACCCGCTCATAAGAGAGCCGAGAAATCCCCGCCTACCAGATACGAAATGAGGATCATCATGCAATTCCTGGGTTCCTCAGTGAGTTGATCGCGTCCCTGTTTCACGCGCGCTTCGCCGGCCTTTGTTCAGAAATAGTTATAGCGGCCAGACGATCCATTTTTTCTTTTAGAGCCATGACGATCTCTGCGTTCTGCGATCGCATGTTTTCTCTCGCCTGATGCGCGACCCATTCTTTCACGTCATCGGGCATCCGGAGTCCGAACGGTGGATTTTTCGTTTTCACCTGCGTTCCCCATTCAGCAACCATAGTTACATAATGAAGCTAGTTACACTCTGTAGTCATTGATGGCAACTGCAAATTGACTACAAAGTGCAGCCATGAAAAGAGGCGGTGAAAAGATCGGAAACATTGCCCCATTTGGGCTCAGGATGCTGCCGCCGCTCAGGGATCAACTGACGGCCGCAGCACAGGATTCCGGCCGTTCGTTGAACGCAGAAATAGTGTCCCGTCTTGAAGCATCGTTCAAACAGAGCGCACTTGACGAGCGCATAGACCGACTGCTCGAAGCCTTCGAGACACAGCAGAAGGTGATTGAAAAGTTGCTTGGCGAGCGGAAACGCTAAGGTAGACGCGGCCCACGGTCCGGCGTGACATCGCCAGGGCGCCACCAGAACGCTTGACCGAAGTCTTTCTTCATCCGGCGTTCGTAGCGTGCAAACGACTCCCGATAATTCGGATCCAGCATGGTTTGAAGCTGATCAAAGAGGATGCGATCGGTGGCGATCTTCGAGAACCAGAGCGACGAGCCCGGCGTCCATGCCTTGATGTGTTGCGCCAGCATCTTGCCCGTCATCTCCTTGTTGCCGGCAAGCGACTGCATCAGATCCCCGGTCGCTGAGATGACAGCGCCGGGGGCCGGTCCGGCGATATACTCGGTCAGTCCATCCCCGCCGCGCGTCGACGACGAATAGACAAGATCTCCGAGCATGCCGCCACCGCCTCCGCGGATGAATGCCTGCAACCAGAATTCAGGTGTGCTCATATCCTGAGGATCGCGGCCGGCGATAAGGGACTGCATTTGCGCTGTCACCGCGCCCGCAATAGTCGCAAGGGTGATCAGCTTGCCGCCGGCAGCCACCTTGCCCCACGCGCCGTCCTGAATTGCCGCGCGCATCATGTGCGTCATCATGAATGTCATCGGGAAGGACTTGAACTGGGTGGCGCTGCGGGCGATCTCGCCCATGAAGGTGCCGCGCTGCAAGCCCGCCGACATCGCGCCGCGAATGCGGGCATCAGGCTCGATGACCGCGAAACGGCGCTCGTCGATGATGGCCGACATCAGCCGATCGGCGAGTTGCTGATCCTCGACGCTGTTCACATCGAAGAAGCGCGCTCCGTCCGCCTCTAGCTGGGGAGTGGCGCGCAGCTTGTCCCACTGTTCCGGCGTGAAGCCGTAGCGGGTGAGGAAACCCCGAAAGGCAGGATCAAGATCCGCGAAGATGTGTTCAGCCTGGCGCGCGATGAGGCCGTTCATCTCCATCGCCCACGCGCGCTTCAGCCCCTCCGTCCAAACGTTGATACCGGTGAGCCGCATGGTGGTGTCTGCAACGCGACCGGTGAGCCCCTGGCCGACCACCTCGTCGGCGAAGCGCTTCGACCCAAGGGCGTGATCCATGATTGACGCGGCGGTGAGGTTGACCTGACGCGCGATTGCTTCGGCTTCCGAGTCGTTGGCAAGATCGCGGACGAGCCGCCCGAGAACAGCCGTTGCCGGGATGCCGTTCGCGTTGGCTGCAAGAGACGCCGTGAAGCTGTCGCCGGGAAGCGCGGCGATAGTCGCGGAGCCGAGGCGGGCAGCAGTCTGCAGATTGCGCATGCCGCCACCGATACCGGCGATCAGATCACTCTGCGCGACACCGAGCTTGCCGGTCACTGCGTCATAGGTCCGCTGCACCGCCGCCGGGCTGTTCATGGTGAGCGAGCGCTTCAGCTTCGAGCGGACCGACGTGTTGCGCACGGCATCGTCCTCGCGGGCGACATCGAGAAGCCGCCTGAAATTGTCCTCGTAATTCGGGCCAAGAAGTTCGGTGGTGGCGATCTCACGGCCCATGGCGCCGATATGGCCCATCATCGTGTTGTAGAGCCCACCGTCGCCGTGGCCGTATTTCTTCATCAGGCGAATGTAGGCGTCCGGATCTTGGAAGCGAAACACGCGGAGCTGATTGGAGAAGCCGCCGGCGCCGCTGTTCGACTTCCCGAGGGTGATATCTCGGTAGGCATTGGCGATGATGCCACCGACGGCGGCGCGCGGCGCATCGCCAGTGCCCTGCTTGTCCATGACGCGCAGGTTGCCCGCCTCGAACTCGGTCATCAGGTCATGCGTGAATTCCTGCTGTGAAAACCGGCGGACGCGCCCGCTGTCCCACGACTGCGGCAGGCGCCAATCTTCGAGCACGGAAAGCGGCTTGCCGGCGCGCTTCACCCTGGCGACGGCATATTCGGTCGCCTTCTTCCAGCCGGCAGCAGCGGCCTTCGCTGCATCGTCGCCGGTGTCCCTTCCGAAGAGCTCGCTGACGACATTCCAGATGGATTCGGTGTCCTGCTGAAGGCCGGCGAGGCGTGACGAATACGGCTTCATTGCCCCATCCATCATGCCGAGGAGGCGCTTCGTCACGTTCTCGCTATGGCCGTCGATGTGGATGGCATTCCCGGTAGCTGCGCCGCCTTCGAGATTGTCGCGGACAAGCATGCTCTGAAGGCCGACAGTCTTGCCGTCGGGGTGCTTCTCCATTCGGTCAAGCGCCTGGGCGTAAGCGATTGCCTGCTTCGAAGCCATCAGCTTCCGTTCCTGTGCCGCCTGCGCCATCACGCGTGCGGCCTCAAGCGCGCTGGCGGCCTCCGCCGATGTCGGGCCCATGTTCGGATAGAGACGGCCCTGCAGCCCCTCGTGAAGGGCAAGAGCGTCATCAGCCTGCTTTTGCGTGATCCGCTTGGCAGCAACGAGTTTCGTCAGGCAGTTGGCTATGCTCATTGCGTCTGATCCCTACCGATCGTGCAGGCTTCAATTTCCGTTGCGGCGGCAATCTCCTCGTCGGCCTCGTTGAGGATGTCGTCAAGGCTGCGCTCGCCGAGCCCATCGCCGAGATCTACCTTGATCCCCGATCGCTCAGCGCGCAACCGCTGCGCGTCCATGATGGCCGCTTCCGCCGTCAGCGGATCTTCGGCCAGCTTCTCCACGGCCTCAGGTGCAAGACGCTCCTCCGCGACTCGCAGAAGGTCATTTCGGCCGACGCGTTCGAGCGACGACTTCAGGATATCGCCAGCGCCGAGAGCTTCACCGAAGAGGCGCGGACCGGCATCATTCTTCATCGCCTCGTCGGCATAGTCGCGCAGGAATTCGGCGAGGCGGGCGCGACCGACGGGGCGGCGAAGATCCATGTCGGAGAACATCGCACGCGCGATGATCTTCGACAGCTCGTCCGGACCGCCGAACATTTCAGCCTGATTGACCAGATCCTTGACCGTGCGCCCCTCGTCGCGCGCCTTCATGACCAGGCGCACCCCGCTCATCAGATCGTCGGTGATGTCCATGCCGGCGGGGATCTCGCCACGCGACACGGCATCGCGCATCTTCGCCCACGGCGCAGATGAGTCCGCCATCGCGCCGGCAATTGACTTGATATTGTTGTCGGTATCCTCTAGCGCGCGGCCGAGCAGAACCGGCTCACCGTAGGCGCGGCCCATCAGTGCCGCCGTGATCCGGCGCTCGCCGTCCTGGGAGAGAAAACCATCCTTGTCGACGAGCGATCCCTGTTCGGCGCGCGGCAGCTTCGACATGAAGCCGCGGGCGAAAGGCTGATTTGCAGCAGCGCGAACGTCGGGACCATCGAGGATATCGAGCAACGCGCCATCCAGAAGACGGGCATCGGAAAGAGCCTGTTCAGCCGCACCCAGGCGCATTGCGGTGGAACGGTTGGCAGCGGTGACGAAGCCGACGCGGGCAGCGTCCTCAAGGTCAGTGACGCGCCGTGCGATGAGGACGGGATTGCTCATGCCCTCAACATCGAAATTCTGAGAGCGCAGAAAGTTGCGGTAATTGTCCGCCGAGACGCCACCCTGATTGTAGGCGCGGCGCAGTGCGAGCACGCGACCATTGCCGGATTCAACAAGACCATCCGGACCGACAATCGGAGCGCCGGACTCTGCCTGCGGTGAGAAGCCGAGACGTTCGGGCTGCAGGTTGGCCGCGATAGCAGCAATCTGATCCTGCGACAGAGCCCGGGAACGGTCACGCGGCTGCAGTTCCGGAGGGAAGGCCGGGTTGGGGGTCAGATCGTCGCCGTGCGAGGTGATGAGGCTGTTCGCGTCGACGACTTCATACCGGACGCCGATGCTGTTGCCGTCGGCATCATAGACGCGGCCGGGACGCGCGTTCGCCTGGGCGAAGGCTTCCGGCGGCAGCTCGACCGGGCGGCTTGCCATTAGATCGTCGATCGACTTCGCAAGCGCGGCACGATGCGCGGACTCGCCCTGCACCGACTTCGCGAAACGGTTCTCAGGAACGGCAGCTTCGCGTGTCAGCACGTTGGCGGTGTCGCGGACGTGCGACGGCCACTCGCCTGTTTTCGCGCGATGCCAGAGATTGGCGAGTCCTTTGATGCCGCCGCCCAGCACGGCACCACCGACACCGGCGGCGCCGATCTCGAGCAGTGCATCCTCCGCGGAGAATTCCGGATCGATGCGCTGCTTCCTGTCGAGCGTCGCGCCCTGAATGAGGGCTTCCGACGCAACACCGATGCCCGCTTCCGCCAGGGCGGTTCGCAGGATGCCGGCAGAGGCGGAAGCCCCGAACCCAGATGCGAGCAGGTTGATAGGATCAGTCACCGCACCGGCAGCGGTGCCAAGAAATCCGCCGACTCCCGATGCGACACTGGTCGATCGCCGGGATAGATCCTCTGACGCCTGGCGCGCTTCGAGTGCCTTAGCATCAGCCTGCGCGCGCAACTCTTCAGGCGTCGGAAAGGTCAAATCGCTGTCAGGGTGGTTTGCCTTCCACCCATCGAATTGCTTCTGCGCGACCTCCATCGCGTTGGCGTTCATGCTGTCGACCCAGCCGGGGAGGCGCTGACCGCTTTCACGGAAGAACCTGACCTGAAAATCATTCTGGGCAGCGAGTGCGTTGCGGTGGCTGGCGTTCGAGTTCGAAAACTCCCGCATTGCCGTCCAGTCGGATTTCAGCCGCTCGACAAAGCCGGGATCGACGCCCTCGAATGGACGCTGCGCCGCTGTCTGCAAAGCGGCGCGCATCTGCTGATCGTCAACGAGCATCGGCATCAGCGATTCCTCAGATCGAGCACGAACACGGACGGTCCGATGTAGTTTCCTTGCGAGGGCTGGCGCATCACATACGTCGGGTAATCGGTGCTGCCGAATTCGAGGATGTACCGGCCATCGGCGACGGCGCGAAGCCGCCCTTCGTTTCGAAGGTCGCTGACGCTGACCGGCTGGCCCGAGGTGGTGACGGCGCCCATAAGATCCTGATCGGTCAGCGAGGAAAGCGTCTGATCGAATTCGTCCTGCGTCTGCCCGTATCGCGGCGAAATCACCTGATAGCCGTTCATGTCGACGAGACCGCCGGTCACTTCGGTGATCGCCTGCTGCATGCGCTCACTACTCAGTTCGCCGCTGGTGTCGCCGGACTGGTTGGCGAGATCGGCATAGCGCGCCGTCGCGGCTTCGATGAGCGATTGCCGGGATGCTTCGAGCGAAGGCGCAAAAGCCGTCGGCGGCAACATCTCGTCGATCGATGCGCGGTTGTCGTCGGTCTTCTTGGGAGCAAGGCCGGGATTTTCCCGCAGCAGGTTCCGACCGCGAAGAATGCCTTCCGCGACTTCAGGGTTTTCGGCCACCAGGGCGCCGGCCGCAGCCGTCATTTTCCCGTCACCGCTCGCAGCGATCTTGCTCAGAGTGGCCTGATAGGTTTCGGGGCTGAGGTTTTGCGCCATCGAGCCGAGGAGCTGAATGGATTCCTGCGGTGTCGCAGAGGAAAGCGCATTCTGCACCTGCGTCTGCACGGCAGGGCGTAGCGCCGAGATATTGCCGACTTCGCCGCGGGCGCGGAGAACGTCGACGCCGTTCTGATAGGCTTGGAACGTCGGGCCCCAGGTGTCCGGCGATGCCATGTCGAGTGCGGGCAGGGCAGGCACGATCTTGCGGTTGACGGCATAGCCGAGCGGATCTTCCTTCAACGCCTGCGCGCGGGCCTTCTCCGCCTCTTCCATGCCGGTGATGATCTGCTGTTGTGCCACCGTGGCACCGTCAGCCGCATCCGACCGCAGCGAAGCAATCAGGTTTTCGACCTGCGCCGGCGGCATGCCCGCGATCGCTTCGGTCGCCGCCTGGCTGGTGAAGTAATCGGCCACCTCTCGCCGCAAATCCTGATCGTCGACGATGGCGAGCTGGCGCGTCAGGATTTCGAGGTCGCTGACAGCAGGCGTCAGGCCCTTGTCGTAACCGGCCTTGATGTCGCCGAAGAGATCCTTCGCATCGCGGGTCATCTCCTCGCGATATTCCTTGACCAGCTCCGGATCGACAGCGGCCATTTCGGAGGCGATCAACTCGCCCTTGAGGCCGGCGAATTCGCCTGCCTTCGCGGCCATCGCCACACGATTATTCCAGCCATGTCCGCCGCGCGGATTGGCAGGAGACCAGCCAGCGGGACGTTCATAGCCGATCATGGCGGCAGTCGCCTCGTCGACGTTTCGCGCCGCCTTCAGGCGTTCGTATGCCGCGCCTTCAGTCGTTTCCAACTCGTGAAGAACGAAGTCGAGTTGAGTGGCGAAATCGTCGGGGGAAGCACCGCGGGATGCGGCAAACGCCTGTAGCGCCTTTGCCCGCGCGCCGTTCCATTGGCCGAGGCCGATGGAGTCCGAACCGTCCGAACCGTCGCCGGGATTGCGAGCGGACGTGTTGAGGCTCGACTCCTGCACGAGATTGCCGATGATGCCGGCAGCCATGACGGGGGAGATACCCCGGGCGATGTAGTGCTTCATCGCCTGTTCCATCCTGCCAGAAAGCTGAGGAGCGACGGAGACAGGCCGCGTTCGACCGGGAGACGGCCGATTTGCATTGCCGATCGCGTTTTCGGCAATCGCCACCTGCTGCGAATTATCCGAGCGCCGGAAACCCTGCAGCGTCTTCGCCATCGCCCGAGCGGAATAGAGCTCCATGGCGCCGGACAGATCGCCCCCACGCGCCAGCTCTGCCGCCGTCATGTCGATATCATCGTTATCGAGCCCGACCCCTTCCTTGAGACGCTTCTGAATGGTGGTGGAGCGGTCCTGTACCGGCTTCAGATTTGCCTTCGTCTGCGCGATGAAGCCGTTAATGCGCTCGTTCGCGAGGCCGGCATACTGACGGCGCTCCGCCGGCGTGAGAGCAAGCTTCTCGTCCGTCAAAATCGATTGCGCAATCTTTCGCGCTTCGACAACACCACCGGTGCCAAGCGCCTTTTCGACGGTACCGACCATGGACTCCGACATGTGCCGGGATTCCATGCGCCGGACTGCAATGCCCGCCTCTTTCTCGCCGACGGTGAAATCGGGATTTTCGGCGAGCTGATTCCAGAGCGTATGAAGCTGCGCCTGCTTCTGCTTATACGCGTCCGTCGACGTGCCGCCGGCGCGGGCGAGCGCCGACATGTCATCATCGAGGAGCTGGATCTCAGACTTGATGTTGCCCTCGAATTCCTTCAGGTCCGATGTCCGCTTCTGCTCGGAAACGCCCAGAGCAAAGCGCGGCCCTTCCGTATCGAGCATTGTCGTCACGGCGCCGCGGAAGTCCTTCGGCACGGCGGTGAGCGTCTGATCACGGAAGGCTTTCCAAGCAGAGTTGAAGGTTTCGATATTGCCTTTCGACTCGTTCTGCAGAGCAACGCCGCGTGCGCGGATGTCGCCGGCCAGCCGAGTGGCATAACCCTGTTGCGCGGCAGCATTATAGGCGCGACCACGCGCCGACAGGTTCGACTGCAGATCAACCTTCAGACTGCCGTCCGCATCCCGATAGACCGCGTTTGCGCCTTCGTTGGACGCCTCGAAGACTTCTTTTCGCTGGAAGACTTCGCCGGCTGCATCGAGCGCGTTGGCGATCTGCTGAAATGGGTTCGCCACTTCAGCGGCCGAGACCGAAGATTGCGGGCCGCGAGTGACGGCGCCACGCGACTGAATTTCTGGAAGCTTTGCCATGTTTTACGACCCGAAATACTTTGCCATGCTGGTTGCAGCGCCGCCAAAAAGCGCCATGCGCGCCGAAGACCGGCGGAAGCGCGCATCTTCCGCGTCCTGCGCGGCCTGCATTCGCTTCGATCCAACCTCAATTTTTCGGTCGCGGTCGCTCGTCCGCTGCTGCTTCGCTTCGATCGCCATCTGCGTCGGCGAGTTGGCGCCGACACCGGCAGAAGCGCGAATTGCCCTGATATTCGAGATCGTCGAATTCAGCTCGTCGCGATAACTGGCGTCGATCTGATCGGCCTGCACGCGGCCGACCTGGGCGGCGCGATCCGACTGACCGGCGGCATAGTTTCCCGCCTGGTATTGGCCCACAGCGCTGACGAGACCGCCAGCCAAGCCGAGAATAGGTGCAGCGGCTCCCATTAGACCGTCATCCTCGTGTTCAGTTCGATAAGCTTGAATTTGCAGGGGAACGTTGACCCGAGCTCGACGACAGGATCATAGGACCGGCCGAGTTCCCGGTACCGGTATGTCTCGTCTCGCTCCGGAACTGGCTGTTCCATGTCCTCGCCGCCGCGATAGCTGCCGAAGATCCGGTTGCCGCAGCGGAATTCCTGCGTCTCGCGAACCGTGATCAGCATCTTCGCGATCTTGCGCTTCTGCTCGCCTTGGCCGACGGGCTGACCGCCATCGAAATTGATGAAGAGCGGTTGAAGCTCCCAATCGAAGCGGATGCCAGCAGTCACCGCGCCATATTGCGAGAACCCCGCAATGACGCCAGTTTCGGGCACGGTGATTTCGCCGAAATAGAACCCGCCGGCGTAGATCGACACCTCTTGCCCGGCATAGAACTGCGTCACGTATCCTTCCAGCGTCAGCTGCGCGCCAGCATTCAAGGTGAGCGCAGAGCCGTCGTTGAGTTCAAGAAAATCGGTGACATCGCCGCCGTCGAACGTCGTCGCGCAGTCGAACAGCAGGTCATAGTCCAGCTCTTCCGCCACCCCGGTCACGACGCCATCAATCGTATAGCGCGTCATGAAAACGACGTTGCCGTAAGTGCCAGTGATGCTACGCACCTCACCCGCGCCGTCCCATTTCAGCCAACCGATATACTCGCTGTCCGAATTGAACTGCCCCACGACGACAGTGCCATCGGCGTTCACGGCGTAGATCTGGCGTGCCGGGAAAACGCTCGTCGCGGAACTGACGGCAATGGACTTCACCCCTGAGAACAGGTGACGATGCAGGCGGTTTGCTTCCGCCGCGATATATGGGCGCGCGGTCTGCCCGGTCGCGCTGATGGCGTAGATCCCGTTCATCGACTTATCGACGAAGATCACACCTTCCGTCACCTGAATTGGCCGGATGTTGGCGATCTCGCTCGAGAAGATGACGCGGAACTCGACGGAGCCAGGCTGCAGCGGCGTCCCAACCGAAACCGGGATGTAATAGACACCCTTGTCGGTCAGCGCGAATTCGTCGTAGCCGCCGACGATGTGATAGACCTGACATTCAGCGTCGATCGTCTCGAACATCGCGTCATCAGGCTCGGCACCAACCTCAAAATCACGATTGTCGCCGGTCGCCGACCAGCAAACCGCGTTCTTGAGCTGCGCGAAATTTGTGAAAATGAGACGCTGACGATCCTTGGAGACCGAACGCGGCCAGCCACGATAGTTCGAGATGAACTGCTCGTCCCACTGCACCGTCGCTCCCGGCGTTGTGGTGGAGAAGGAATTAATCTTTGTCGTCGCGGTTGGGCCGACCAGCTTCTCCCCGTTCTGAGGCGTGGTGAGTTTCGTGATTGCGACCGCAGTGACGGTACCGGTTGCCACAGCAATGACTTCGGCTTTCACGTTCGTGGTGTCGGTCTCGACTGTCTGGCCGACCGAAAAACCGTCGCTGCTATCCACGTTGAAAATGAAGGTCGACGGCAGCTTTTCCAGCACCGTTGCCGTGCCAACCTTCGCGTTGGTCACACCGGTGATGCGAAGCTGACGGCCGGCATATCGGAAGATCGTTCCGACGTGCTGCGCATTGAGGATGTTCGCCGAGAAGGTGACGGTGATGCTGCCCGACAGCCCCGATGGCTTCAGAGTGATCCCTGAGGTGGCGGTGAAGCGGAAGAACGGCGTCCGCACGGCACCGTCCACCCCGGTCGAGAAGTCGTAATTCTTGATCGTCCAGGCGCCAGTCGTCGGCGAGACGGAAATCACCTGAGTACGACCAGGCCAGCACACGAAGATCTCGTTCTCGTCGGCTTCCCAAACGAGCGAATCCAGATGTGCAGCAGCCCAAGGCGCTGCGAGGGAAGCGACAAGGGCGCCTTCCTCGGTCCGGACGCGGACGCCACCAGCGATGAAGACAATGCGATAGGAGGTGTCGTCGAACGGCTTGAACTCGCCGATCACGCCATCCGCCTCGAAAAGGAAGCGGCGGCCCGGCCGCTGCGTCAGTCCGCCGGTGTGCCTCGAAACCAAGTTGCGGGCGTAGCGGACCGCCGAGCGCAACACGTCGGTATCGTCCCGACGGATCGCGTCGGGATCGACTTCCCCGGCGGAGAAATCGCGCTGACGGATGTCGATTTCCTGAAGGCTCATACCCGGCGCCTCCTACGGGCAGCGGCGATCGAGGACTTGTAGATGTTGCGGGACGGATTCTGCTGATCGACGTGGGTTCGCGTCTCTTCAAGCAGCAATTCCGCGCTCTGCTCGCGCCGGGTCGCTTCGCTGAAATCCTCATTGAGGCCGCGCAGACATCCGGCCTCGACGTAGCGGGTCAGAACTTCCTCCGCCATCGGGTGCCAGTTATCAGCCGGCGGCATTTTCACGACGGCGGCATAGATCTCGGAATCGTAGTTGCAGGACAGCACCGTCCCAATGATCTCGTAGTCGGTGAGATTGCGGCTGTCCTTGAAGACCTCCTTCACGTGCAGCGTATTCTGCGGCAGGCGGAAGCCGTTCTTGGAATACCGGCGGGATTTGTTGTCGGCGTCGGGAACACGGACGAGCAGATCCGTCGTCATCGCGAAAGGCCAGGAATGACGTGACGCAAGAAATCTGATCCACCGATCGAACGCCGCGTTCGCAACGCGGTATTCGTCCGACGGGTCATTGAGCACGTTCACCGGGTCATTGCCGGTGGCGATGAGCGCATTATTGATGATCGTGAGCTTGTCCATGGACCGGAGAGTGACGAAATCGCCGGATGCCAGCAAAGCACACAGAAAAACCGGGAGCGTTGCCACTCCCGGTTTCCTCAGCCAGCCGGTCGCGATGGTGAGCGACTGGCCTCAGCCCTTCTTATCGTCTGCCTTCGCGGCTCTGGGCTTGCCGGCACGAGCCGCCTTATCGGCATCTTCCTTCGCCATCTGGTGGAGCTCGTCGAGTTCGGCAAGCGCGGCCTCAATCTCATGCTGCGGCTTGCCGGAAGTCTTGATCTTCAGAACGGTGAGGCGCCTCTCTTTGGCGGCTTCGCGGGCCTTCTCCTGCACTTCGGCCGGGAACGGCGAAGTCGACCACTCGGAAGGGTGATCGCGGAGAGTGCGGCGGGCGTCGATGGCGTCGATGTCGGCGGTCGATCCGTCGATGTGGTGGAGTTTCATCTTCTCGGGCATTGATCCGGTTCCTGTTTCAACTAAGGCGGCGCCGGCGCTTAGTAGCGCTCGGCAATCCAAGCCTTGAAGGTGATGGAAGGGGTGGTTCCGGCCACATCGACGAACAGGCGAACCCAGTCATAAACCGTGTCATGCTGTTCGGTGATGAACGGGATTTCGTACCGGCCGATCACCGAGTTGATGGCGGCACCGGGGCGGGCAGCAGTCGCGCCAAGCGAGATCTGGGCCAGCGTCTCCGTGGTGGTGAACGCGTCCGCGCCACTGGCCGCACCCTGCAGGCAGAGGTGATAAACCTCGTCGGCTGACGAAATGTCGATCGCCGACACGTCGATGATCAACACGCCTTCAAAGCGGCCGGGGCCAAGCTTCTTTTCTGCAGCGGCGCCGCCGACCTGGGATTGACCGTCTGCAGTGACCGCAGCCGCGCCGTCGGCAAGGATCAGTTCCAGATCCTGATTGTAAACTCTCTGACCCATCGGTCATCTCCTTAGTGAAATTCGAAGCCGAATGCCCGCTCGAGGCGGGCACCGAGGTTACTTGACGAATGCCGCGTTGGTGATCGAGGTCAGGCGCGTGACGCAGAAATCGCTTTCGTCAACCAGACCGACATCCCAAGAGACGTTGGTGCCATAGTTCACGGCGTCATCGAGAAGACCCATTTCCTTGACTTCGATGTTCTTGAGCTGGATGCCGTGCAGGCCGTCGGCGCTGAGGTCTACAACGAAGAGCGAAGTCGTTACGGCAGCACCGCCGCCCTGCGCAACTTCGGTAAACGGCAGGATCACACCGTCGCGGCCCTTTTGGTAGCCGAACAGGATGCGCTTGCCGGCATAGGTCATCTTCGGCGTTCCGACCTCATCCCAGGATTGGATGACGAAACCGGCAATGCTGGTATCGCGCGCAGCCTGAATAAACCGCGGCAACAGGTCGAGCGACGCGATGATATGATTCGCGTTGCGCGTGTTCATGATTGCCTTGTCGAGTTCGTACAGCGACAACGGAGCACCACCGGAGGCGACCGAATTGTGCAGCAGGCGACCGTTTGCAGCCGTGCACCGAGCCTTCAGGCCGTTCGGCTCCTTCGGGTTCGACACGTTGTCGCCCGACAGGAAGGCGTTGGTGAAGAGCTTGGACTGAGCCTTCATCTGCATCGCCTCTTCCTTTGCCCGACGGCCTTCGCCGTGGCGCAGAAGAATGGCCTTGTCGACCTTCAGGATCGTATCGATCGGGAAGCTGGTTTCCTGGAAGGGCGCGATCTTGCCCTTCGAGGAGCCGGCGCCCTCGTTGATCGCACGGAAGGCGGCAGTGCCGATATCCGTTTCGCGGTAGCCCTCGAAGGCCGCACCGGTGAAACCTTCGAACGGCAGAACCTCGAGAATATCGGATTCCTTCGCGAAGGTTTCGATCAGCGGGCGCTCGATGCTGGTCTTTTCGAGACCTTTGGCATATTCGGGGAGCGTCATCACTTCAGGCATTACAGGTCTCCTTCAGGCCGTCACTTGGAGTGCTGACGGGCGTAGTTGATCTTCTCGACGGGAGACATTTTTGCGTATTCCTCGTCCGAGACTTCAGTTCTTCCAGCATCGCGACCGGCACCGGGAGTTCCCGGCACGTCTCCCCTATTGAGGCGCATGATCGCCTCAAAGGCTTCGACGCTCTTGGCCGTGAACATCATCGGCGCAAGAGCATTCGCAAGTTCCCCGCCGAGCTTGGCACCGAGCCAAGACGTGACGGCATTGATCCGCTCCTGAGACTTGCTTCCGAGCTGCGTCCGCTGCTCTTCCACAGCCGCGGAAAGCTTCGTCATCTCGGCGATATCCGCCTGGGCGCCGAGTGCGATCAGCCCTTCGAACTGGGACTGACTGAATTGGTTGGCGTGGGCATAGGCGCGGGCAGCTTCGACGCGAGGGTCATTCGCGTCGATGACGGTCTCCTGCCCTTCCGGCAGTTTGAACCCGTCGGGAAGCTTGAAGTCCTTCGGAAGCTTGACCTCGTATTTGTCGGCGCTTTCCGGCACCTGGGCGAGGTTCGCGTCATGTTCGGCCTTGAAGGCGACGAGGGCATTGAGATCGTCGCTCTTGAAGCCCTTCTCGGCATCCCAAAAGTTCTCGGGGATGTAGTCGGGGCGCTCGGGCTTCTGCGCATCGCCGCCGCCGGCGCCATCCGCACCTGCACCGTCACCGCCCGCGCCGCCGTCGCCGGCTCCGCCATCTCCACCGCCAGAACCGCCACCCGCTCCGCCGCCGTCATCCGGCGCCAGCGTGATCTTCGGTCCGATTCCTGAAAAAACGAAAGCGCCCGGGCTACGACCGGCCAGCAGGGCCGCGCCGTAACCGGCTCGGGGTTTTTCCTGGCTGATTTCCTCGTTTGGGCGCATGTGTCCTGTCGCTGTGCTGTCCATCGCTGTTTTCCGTCTCTGCCATCGCAATCAGATTGGCAGCGAATTTGCGGCGCTCGTTGTGAGCGTGCAAAGCACAGGTGTCGGGAGGGCCGATTTCGTCGACGATGCTTTCGAGGCAAGCGAAGAACGGGGCGCTTTCCGGCTGGCGCGCAAACCAGCGCAAAGCGTGCTTCACTTCTTCATCGGAAAGCTTCATTGCGGTTCACCAGTCGGGAGAGCGCCGGCTTCCTGCGCGGCGCCGAGCACGGTTTGAAGTAGCTCGCGGGTCTGTGCCTCGTCGCGAAGAACGACAACCTCATCTTTTGCGAGATTCTTGATGTTGTCGATCGTGGCGCGCTCGTCGATCGCCGCGGCCGAGGTCTCGGGGAAATAGTTCTTCGCGATGTTGAGCACCTGAACGCCGGTCTGAAGCTTCTGATTGTCAGCCGCCTGCGTTGCCGGATTGTTCGGGATCAATGGGATAGATTGGCCGTCGAGTTTTATGGCCTGGATCTTGCCATCCTTCGTCAGCAGCCACTCGAAACGACGGTAGATCTCATACGGGCCTTCGCGCCAGAACTTCTTGCCCGGCGTACCGATGCGGCGCTGCGCCATGACCATCTCGTCGATCCACTGAGTGGCCGTCGGCGGGGTGTCACCCTTCTGCTCGGGATAGTCGGCAAAGAACTTGCGCCGGATTCGGCGCTCGAGATCGGTCGCGGTGTAGAAGCCAAGATCCGGATCGCCCTCGAAATAGAGCTTGGCGATATCGCGGCCACTTCCCGGCCGCATCGGATATGCCTTGCCGGCCTCGATGCCGCCTTCGAAGTCAATGACGCCATCGTCCGGATAGCCGATCGGCGGGGCAATGGCGACATCGACGCGATCCTGTGTCGCTGCGGTGATGACATCGAGGACGCGGAGCTCCTGCAGCGACTTGATCGCCGGGCCATATCCCCAGGCGAATTCCTTGTCGGGCGAGAAACGCGCGACGATCAGGGGCAAGCAGCCTTCACCCTCGAGCATGGACGTGTGCACTGCCGTCTTGTCGACAAGGAGAACGTGAATCCATTTGTCGTTTTCCGGGTCGCGCCAATCGCGCCAGAAACACCAAACCACCTCGATTTTCGCGGTGGGCGATGAGGCGATTTTCCGCGTCACCTTCTCCGGAAGCGGTACGTTCCCGATGACCGACTTCAGTTTCGACGCCTTCACATGCCGGACGCGGAAGCGGTCGCCGATCGAGCCGTCGCATTCGACGTTGATTTCGAGTTCGCGCACCGGAACGTGCTGGACGGAGATCGGCCGGGTGTTGTGCGGCTTGTCGATCCAGAATCCGACGGTACCGACCGAGGCGTCGGGATCGAGAGCATCGCCTAATTCGGCCTCGAAGTTCGAAGCCCTGATCGCCGAGAAAATCTTCCCGTCGCGCGCCTTCGCGTCCTTCTTCAGATCCGCGATATCGGCAGCTTCGAGTTCGGCCACAACCGACTCGTCCAGCGTGGCTTCGACCCAGTTCGTCCCTTGCGGGAAAAACGCGGAAATGACCTCTGTCGCAAAATCCTCTGAAACTTCCGATCCAATCCCGGTCGCAAGATCTTCCTGCTCGCCTTCGCGATCCCTGTTGCGCTTCGTCGAATTCGTCGATTTCACGTCCCAGCACAGGCGTGGCCGGGTGAAGAAATAGGCCTCCTGAAGATCCTTCTCGGCGTCGTTCTTCTGCGCCCTGGCATCGGCCAAGCGCGACAATGCGTCCTTCGACACATCATCGGGGGGAAACTGCGGAGCGAGCTTCGGATCTTTCGCCAAGGCCAATTCCTCAGCGCGTCAGCGGCGAACGGGACGCGCCGGAAAGCATGCTGCGGGCGCCGAAATAGCGAAGAGCCTGATCGGTCTCGGTACCGAGGCGATCCTGAATGGCGTTGATCTTTTCCTGCTGCGCTGCCTGCTGCTGGCGCTGCAGCTCAGGATCAGGCTTGGGGGTCTTGACCTTCATCTGCTCTACCTTTCGGCTCGATAATCTCGCCACCTTGAGCGAGACATTGCCGAAAAAGAGCATCAGGCCGCAAAGCACAGGACCGCAGCCCGAGGATATGCGCCACCGCCGGCACGCACCACCAGCCGGGCCGAAGGTTCACTTCCGTCTCCCGCCCGATCGGCCGCGCCATGCGAACGACGGTCGCGTTTTCGATGAAATGGCCGATGGCGATGTCGGACTCGTAGTCGGCAACGACATAAACCCGGCTTCGATCGAGGTTGAAGTCATAGAAGACCCAGGCATTCGCCCGCGGCACGGTACCGAACACGGAAACATGCTTGAACCGGCCGCGCGCCAGCCATCTGATCCACCATTTCGGCGAATTCTCTTGGAAAACGACGAACCAATCCTTCGGTTCGCACTCGGAAAGCCGCAATCCGCCAAATCCCAGCTCAGAACCCACCGCGCCGCCTCGATTTCTTCTTGATCTTGATGTCGACGGGCTCCCGCCGCCCGTTTCGCTGCCCGCCGGACACGACGCGACCCTCACCGGCGCCCAGGACGAGATACTGGCAGGCGTCGGCGATGTCGGAATACCGATCCTTCTCCGGATCTTCCTTGTGGCGGGACGTTCCCTTGATGCGGGCGAAGTGATAGCCGCCGGCGCAGGCCACTTTCAGCGTCCGGCAATGCGTGCCGCACACCAGAAAGCGCGGATAGCCGTTCACCATCGTGATCATGGCGTATTCGACGGCCTCGATGCGCGTCTGGATGTGGTTGTTCTTGACCGGCGCGGGCTGCACCGGCATGCCGAACGACCGGAACACGTCATAAGCCGTCGTCTCGTCCGCCTGGGTGCCGTCGGCCCCCTTCGGATCACCGTAGAATTCAACCTCAAACGTGTGATCGTCCCGGTAAACGCCATCTTCGCCGCGCGACATGCTCATGGAGCGCCGCGACGGGCGCCACGAACCAAGCCGGCGATCGAGCAATTGCTTCACCAGAGGCGCGAAAATCGACGCACCGGCATCGCGTGCCGTCAATTCGGCGAAGATCCGCCAGCGATTGTTCACGAGCTGCCCGACGACGCACGCGGGGTTTCGCCCGAAATCGAGACCGACATACACCGGCCAGCCGGGAATAGGCTCAAGAGGCTGCTCGGAAACATGGATGTCGGGATTGAACTGCTGCCAGACCGGCTTGCCGTCGACATAGACCGTGATCTTGTTCAAGACGCGGCTGTCGATCCACTGCTTCGTCTTGCCCTTGATCTTTTCCGCGTAATAGCCCGGCTTCAGCCAGCGCGTGTTTTCGGCCTTCGGGTTCATCCGGTAGCCGGTCAGGGTGCCGGACGCATCCTTGATCTCGAGCATCGCCGGCGGCTGCACGTGATAGCCCCAGTTCGACGGCTTCCGATAAGACAGCCGCTCCTCTTCCGTCCAATCGTCGGGAAGGGGCACCTCGCCCATCATCAGCGGAATGAAATGATCCTCGCGCGGCGCGTTCATGTCGGCGATCACGCCATCCCAGCGGGCCCCGCCGTCCTTCACCGCCGGATATCGGCCGGTACGGGACTCGGCCTCGTCGAGAATATCCTTCTCGATGAATTCGAGCTCGTTGAACCAAAAGCCGGTCACCTCGAGCGAACGCATCTTTCGAACGTCGTCGGGACTGTCCAGGGCGATGAAGTGGACTTCCATCTCCATGTCGCCGATCTTCACTTCATGCCGATAAGGCCGATCCCAATAGAACCGGCCGTATTGCTCCTCAGGGAACCAATCTAGCCAGGTCTTCACCGTCGTCGACTTCAGATCAGGGAAGGTGTTGCGAACCACGCACCACCGCGTCCGCCGTTTCCCATCCTCCTGCGGCCATTGCTCCATCGAAATCATGAACATCTTCATGATCGAAGCCGTCGACGTGCCAGATCCGATCGACCCGCGAATGATGGATACGTGCTGTCGGCACCGCAGGTATTCCCGCAGCACCTTCCCGTCAGGCCGATAAATCTTCCGGCCCTGCTCGTCCCGCTCAATCCGCGGCAGATCCGCCGGGCGATCCGGTTCCTCGATGTTCAGCATCAGGCATCGAGCTCCGACTGACTGTCCGCCACCACATGAAGCCGGTGGAGAAGCATCGAAACCGCCACGATCCGGCGAGGCGCATCGTCCGTAGCAGTGAACCCGGTGATCACCGAGCCGTCGGCCTTCGCGGCGGAGAACGACAAATCGACGATCTGCCCAGCCTCCGCCAGCTTCAGGATATGCCGCGCCTTATCGACCACTTCCTGTTTCCGCGCCGACTTGGAATCGAAGCTGACAATCTTCAGATCAGACATCGCTCAAGCCTCCCAGCTCGGGCCGGTGTCGACCGCCTGATTGGCCACCGTGCGTTCGAAGAAAATCACCCAGTGAGACGCATTCCGCCGTACCGCCTGCACCAGCGAATACCCTTCCGCCGCCCTCGCATTCAGCACCGCTTGCATTCCCTTCACCCCGCCGTTCGGTCCAGCGTCAAACTCCTCGACGAGGTACGGCCCCTGATCTCCATCGCGCATTTCCGAAATCTCCCGACAGGTTGAAAAAAATCTGACTGCCAACTTCCCGAACTGGGAAACCGCGTGTGTGAGGGTGGACTGGGAACAGCGACCCGGATTTTTGCCCCCACCCCCTCCAAGCGCGCTCTGACAGGAACAAAGGGGGTACGGGGGCCGCGTTCCCTACTCATCGAGGGGAACGTCTGCCGAATTACCTAACCCGTCCAATGGGATAACGTCTTCGGCGTCCAGATGCTCTATCTGTTCCACCTGCTCGAAGTGATCCGGACGAAGGTCGATCACATACCCAGGCGTCTCTACCGTCACGCTGTTGTTGATCTGCACATTGACCTGCGCAGCGCCCACCGCATGGCTCGGTCTATCCATACCGTCCAAGTACTTAGCCGCCTCGAACTGGATGCGTTCGGTCTTCGCTTCGAGCAAATCCGACATCTTACGCAAGGCACGCGGTCTCGCGCTCGTTCTCAACACCTCCATGCACTCATTGAGGTGAGCAAGGACATGGGGCTTGAGGAGGGAGATGCGGGCTGTCTCGTCCGTGATCCCAGCGGCTTCAGCTGCCTGCTTGCGATCCAGACCCTCGAAGGCCATGGCCTCGACGAGAGCCTTCTGCTTGTCGGTGAGGACGGGAGCTTTCTTCTCTTTCCGGAGGGTTGCTGCTGCCTTCTGTCCGGCGTGCCGATAATCGGCTGCAGTCTTACGGGGCATTACCATCGCTGACGCTCTGCTGTTTGTGATCGGTGTATGACGCAAGGGAGGGGAGAGCCGCGCGTAGGGTCGGCGGTAAAGGAATGGCTGTCAAAGCACAGGTTTCGGATGCAGTGAAACCAATGACTTACGAGGACGATGTTTCACAGGTTGTATTCACAGGTTGTACACCTATGCAATTATCGCAAAGTGACGTCTCCGGCTGCAGCGATTATTGCAGGTGGCCGGGTTTGAGGCATCGCCGGAAGGCATATTATGCGATTATCGCAACGGTATAGCGCCATATTGTGCAATTATCGCAAAATAGGCCCTTGACAGAGGTGGCCGGTCCATGTCTTGATAGGCCTTACCGGATGCCAGCCGGTTCACTCTCACAGACAAGGACAATCACGATGTTCTCTCGCACTGAAATCATCTTCGGCCGTCTCGGCTTCTCGGCGCTTGTCGCTGATCTCCTCTTCGCGCCCGGCATCAGCGATGTCACGTGGGCCGCTATCGACATGCTGATGGCTTGAGGGAGGGCGAGACGATGACGAACGCTTACACCCAAACCTTCGACCGCCTGACGATCTGCGCACTGGATCGCGAGCAGCATGAGCGCACCTGCGGCTACTGGTACACGGTCCAGAGCCGCATGACGGCCCACACCGCGTTTGCCACCAAGGCCCAGGCGATGCGCTGGCTTGAACGGCTCGGGCTGACGATTGCGCAGGAACTGCCTGACGCTGGCACACATGGCTTCCAGCCGATCATCGGAGCGTACCGGCGCAGCAGCCACATGGACGTTGCCGAGTTTGAAGCGCTGCGGGGCGAACTGGTGCCTTGCTTGGACAATGCGCAATACACGAAAGGCGTGATCACCGAGGACGCCGACGGCATCCGTACGCTGCATCATCTGAACTGCAACGTGCCGCGTGAGGTCTACGACTACCGCTTGACCCGCGAAGCAGAGGAGCTTGCCGCCTGACATCAGCGCAAGGGCCTTCGGGCCCTTATGCGGGTGCCAGCCCGACAACCTCACAGAACGGAGATTTACCGATGAAAGCCCGCATTATTCAGCTCGTCGAAGGCCAGTGGTTCACGCACGAAGTCGAGGCCGACAACCTCATTCCATTCATGGCCGTTCGCGGTCACGAGTTCACCGGGTTCAACAACAACCGCCCGCGTCAGCGCGAGGAGCTGCAGGGGCAGCCGATGTTCAAAGGCATGTACGGTCCGATGTGGGATGGTGACGCCATTCGATACGAGAGCCCCGAAGCCTATGCGAAGTTGAGCGCCTGAGGAGGCGGCTGAACGACTGAAACGAAAAGGCGCGGGAGTTTTGCCAGCACCCGCGCCCCGCCCCGAAGGGCTATCCTCACAGAAAGGATGCCCGCCTTTTATCATCGCATCGAGGGTTTGAGCAATGGCGCGCAAGGTTTCCGCCGATCAGTTCGCATTCGATTTCGACATCCCCGCAGCCGTGAACGCGAAGCCCGCGCCCTTGGCTAAGACCAAGGCGAAGAAGGAGAAGCTGTCACCTTGGCAGCTCGAGCGGATCAACAAGCAGATTGCTCGCTTCTCCTATCGCGAATCCCTTCCCTCCGATGACGCCGAACTGTTGAACCGGGCATGGAGTGAGTTGAAGGCCTACGATGCCGCGGCGCGAGCTGCTGACTATGACGGCATGGTCACCGCCGGGAATAACCTGAAGGCTATCGGCGAGCATGCGTTTGGCATGACAAGGGAGGAAGCCGAGAAAGGTGGACCGCCCGACGGCAATGGTCGCTTCTTCTGCCTGAATGACGCTTGGCGCTGGCTGATGGACGGCCTGGCCGCCAACGATGGCGAAATCCCGATGTTTGGCCAGAAGGGCCGCTTCGTGATCGAGCTTGGCGGATGCCGGGTCGATTTCTCCTATGCTGGCATGTTCGGCATATGCGGAGGTGACGCTCGAGTCGTCGATCTCGATAAGCCGTTCATCTCGGAAACCGGCTATCGCTCGTTTCAGGTCTGCCCTGATGATTTTGTCATCGCTGCTGCGAACATGGACTGCAAGCAATGGCTTGAGCGCGTCTGCATGGCGCAGCTTACCGAGGGCGGCAAGAAGAAGCTGAAACTCAGCACCGGCCCCTTCGGCACTGTTTACCAACGAGACGAGACCGGGCGCGTAACCGGCCATGAGCGCAGCGATGCGTCAATCATCGAGAACCGCGCGAAAGATGCGGCATATCAGGAAGGCGGCCACCTGTGGACACGGTAACCCGAAATATGCATGTTGCCGGGAAAGCCAGCACCGAGGACAGCAAACCCATGGAACGACCGCCAGCCGACGCGCCAGAGCATATCCGGTGCAGGTATTGGCGGGAGGAGGTCATGAAGATGTCGCGCGCCGAGCTGGCCGAGGCAATCGGCTTTTCCGCCTCGTCGATAACCGACATCGAAACAGGGCATAACCGCGCGACAAAGGCGCCGATCGATCCGGCGGTGATAAAGCGGTACCGGCTGGCCTGCGCTGCCGTCGCCCTGGGCGTGGACTTCGACTGGCTCAGTATGTCGATCATCCCGGATGTGCCGGTTGAGATCCGTTTTTTTGGGAGGAAGTGAATGACAGACTACCTTGATCCAGAAACGATAGCTCGTGGCGCTGGCGCGGTGAAGTCGGCTTTTGCCGCTATGCGGGAAATGCTCAGTGTATTCAAGGATGCCAAGGATCTGCTGCCGGAAGAGAGGAAGGCGGCGGCGGCGGTTGCCATTGAGAGCTCCGAGAAGCAACTAGCCATAGCAGAGGCCCAAATTGCGCAGGCGCTCGGCTATCATCTCTGCAAATGCTCGTTCCCTCCAGTCATCATGCTCACCGTCGGAACCATCGAAGACGCGAAAACGAGGACCAATAAGCCAGTCTATGAGTGCCCGTCCTGCGGCACCAATACGGCTTACCCTTTCGGCTTTAGCCGAACGCCGTCAATTCGAGTGCGTGAGAGATAGGGTGCGGTGAGCAGCGGACATATCGCCATAGACACGCTCGGAGCGATGCTCGACGACGGCTATCGCTTCAATGTGTGGTGCCGTGGTTGCGAACGTGGCGCGCTGATTTCTGTTGAGCCGTTCGTGAAAAAGCTTGGCCGGCAACACCATATCGATGTCACCGGCCACGTTAAATGCAGCAAATGCGGCGGAAAGAATATCTCGCTTAAGCTTCAGCCGCCTTCGCGTCCTGCTTCTTGATGCGCGGCCGGCGCGGTAAGTCGACGAGGACAATCCCCACCCGCAGCCCACCGAGCCACAGCGGCATCGTATCAGGACCGACTCCGCGGCCATATTTCTTGCCGGGGTTTTCCAACTTCGGAATGTAGCCTTCCTGCAGGCCGGACTTCGCTTCGGTCTCCATGCTCGACAGCTTGAGATCGAGCCGCCGCGCCTTCATGGCGCTCACGAATTCCTCGTAAGACTGGATGACGCCAGAGACGACGGCCAGGCCCAGCGCCGTTTCCGGTTGGCTCAGATCGCGCCCAGCCTGCGCCTCGTCGAACGCATCGAGCTCCGATTTCTTGAAATAGCGCTTGCCGTTGATCATGATGGCCTTCGGGAACGCCTCACCCTTGCACCAGCGCGCCAGCGTCCGTTCCGATATGCCGTACCGGTCCAACACGTCGCCAGCCTTAAGCAAAATATCCGTTTTCTGCATCATCCCCATAACTTTCACCCTGCCATTGCCAGCCAAATGCGGACATCGCCCGCCACGTCACCAAGGAATTTCGTCGTCGATCGGAGGAGGAGCGGCGACCGCCGCAGAGCCCGGCGGGCCGTAAACCGCACCGAGGATAGCCACGTACTTACCGAACGGCGGGATTTCCCTTCGACGTGACAGCATGTCCGCGTGAGACACCACCTTGAACAGCAGCCCGCGTTCTTCCGCCGCCATCTGCCGTTCTGCATCTGCAATGCGCTCGTGCAGCAGCTTCGTAGGGGCGACGACCGGCCGCTTGTCCTCGAGCTGAATGCGCTCCTGGGCCAGATCGATCTGCTTTTGCACGAACTCCATTTCCGACCGGATGACGGCGCCGAGTTCAGGAGGCGTCGGGCAGAACTTGCGCGAGAGATCCGGAATTTCGCCGCGAATGATTTTGGCGATGGCCGTCGTCAGCGCGTAGTGCGAGGCGCCTTCGAGCGCGATCAGATAGCCCTCGATCTTCTGCTCAGGGCTCCCACTCTTCAGCTCGAGGGAGCGGAAGAGCTTGTTGAGCTCGGTTGCCAGTTCCACGCTCGTAGCTGGCCTCAATCGTGCGTCCTTCGTCATTTTCGAGCTGCCTTGCCTGTTCCAAAATCTTCGACGTGAAATCCGCCATGCTCACCCGGCCCTGCGCATCCCGGGCCAATCCGTCCGCGCCGACACTGGCCGGCGGCCCGCGAGAGCTGCTGCTGTTGCGCATCCAGTTGCGCCAGGTCATGAGCCAATCGAGCTTTGTGGCGTCCTTTCCGGCTTTGGAGCACCAGAAATCGCGAAACTTGTCGGCTTCGAGCCGGATGGATGCTTCGGAATAGCCCTGATCGAGCGCCCACTTCCCCCATGACCCCGGCAGAACCCAATCGACCGGAAGTCGCGTCGCGCGTTTTTTTTCCGGGGTTGGAGATGGGGTTTGGGGGATTATAGGGGGGAGGGTCTGGGAGGGGGGACCAAGGGGGACAGGGGAAGAGGAAGGGGCATCACCGTCTGAAACGTCTTGATCGTCTGAGTTGAGACGCTTTTCAGACGCTTTAAGACGCTCGTAATACCGCTTGTTGCGCTCCTGCCGCTTTGTGCGCATCGGCTCTTGAGGCGCGGATTCAACCTCGAAAGCCTCGGCAGCAATAAGCGCCTGCTCGATCGTGAGACCGGCGGCGAGCATACGACGAATAGCGGCGGTAACGCTCATCAGCGCCTCACTTCCGCATCCGTCGGCGACGGCGGTTCATGTTGCGCTTAGCCTCGCGGTGGCTCACATGCTTCACCTTGCCGAGCTGGCTCGTCTTCTCGTCGCGCATGCGCTCGGTGACGATGGTCACCACCTTGCCGGCGCGCACCACGTAGGCGAAACCCTCATGACGAACGATCACCTGCTTGAAGCCGGCCCTGATCACGCTGAGAACGGGCTCAATGAGGACCGATTGGCGCACTGCCGACACAGGCAGCCCCGCACGCTCGCAGCAGAATTCCGCCTTCAGGTTTTCGGCTACATCACCAACGTCGGCGAGCCAGTCGGACACAGGCAGGCCAAGCACGCGCTCGAGATAGCGGATAACAGCGTGATAGGAGACGGCTTCAAGCATGCGCCTTCACCTCACGCCCGACGAAGCGAGGACCGCCGACGTGCTGAGCGTGGAAGCGGTACCAGGCGCAATTGTCCTTGCTGGTGTGCGGCGAACCGGGAATCCATTTCAGCCGGCCGACGCTGATGATGTGGCTGCACTGATCGAGGAACGGCGCGGCCTGCTTGGTGTGGGCCCAATCGGCATCGAACAGGAGCCACGTCGGCGCCATCGCCTGGAAGCGCAGGATCATCGCGTGAAGGATCGAGCGCTCCCACGGCACGTTGCTGATGATCGCGTCGAAGACGGCTTCCTCGTCGAAGGGATGCACAAGCGCATCGAGCCCCGTCGTGATGTCACCTTCATAGGCGCAGATGAGGCCGTGACGCTGCAACTCGCCGACAAGATAGCCTTCACCGGCACAAGGCTCGGCAAACGTGCGGATGCCACGCAAATGCGGGATCAGCTTAACGACGGCACGCGGATCGATTGTCTGATACGCGTCACGATCGATACGAGCGAAGGAGGATCGCTTTCCCATCACGCGACCCTCTTGACCGGCAGAGGAGCAACACGGCGCTCGCTTTCAGTGCCGTGTCCGCGAGCTGCACGGCGATGATACTCGCAGTAGGAGGAGTCACCCGAGACAGGATAGCAGCAGAACCGCGTGTTTTCCTTCTCGCCCTCGACAGGCCAGCGGCATTCGTGCTGACCATCCCAATCGGCATCCCTGATCCGCTTCAACAGCGGCTTCGGACGCGCAACGGATTCGATGACCGGGCGGAGCGGAGGAGGCGGAGGAGCGGCAGGCTTCACCTTCGGCTGTGCCACGGCCTTAGGCGCCTTCTTGATCATCATCTTCACGGCGCGCGGCATGGAAGATGCACGCGGCTTTGCCATCGGATCAAGGCCGAGACGGTGGATCTTGCCGATGACGGCATTGCGGGTGACACCGCCGAGCATCTTCGCGATCTGAGCGGCGCTATGTCCGCCCGCCTGCAGCTTTTTCAGTTGCTCGATACGCTCGTCTGTCCATTCGCTCATGATTGCCTCACAGGTTGATGACGGGCGCGGGAATGCCTTCGAGGCTGATGACCTCGACGACGAGTCCGGCTTTGGGCCCGAGAATTTTCCAGCAGGTGGAGAATGCGATCTGCGCATCGTCGACGTAGGCGATGGTGTTGAGCGCGTCCTTGATGATCTTCGTGATGTTGTCGCTATCGGGCTTCGTCGTCTTCCAAGCACCGTCGGCAGCGGCAATGCGCGCCTTCGTGGTGGACTTGGGCCAAAGGTAGACAGCGGCGATTTTGAGCTGCAGCGGGCCAGTAAGCGGACCCGGGAACGCTTTCATTTGCCGATGGGCTTCGGCGCGGATCATCCCCATGTAGTCGCGCTGGCGCTTGGGCGTGAACTTGACGACAGTCTTACCGCCGCCGGCACGAGCCCAAGGCACAACGTCGCCAGGAATGGTGAACTTGATCCGCGCCGACATGATCATTCCGCCGCTTCAGCAGCAGGAGCACCAGACGGATCGACTTCCGGCAGATCCGCAGTTTCGGCCGTCTCGGCTTCAGGCTCGGTTTCCGTCGCGTCGTCGTCTTCGTCGTCGAAAGGAATGTCGGGCTGATCCGGTTCGGCCCTGGCCTCCTCGCGCTCGCCCATGTAATCGGAGATCGACATGAAGATCAGGAGCGCAGCGCGTCCGCGGTTGTCGGCGAGCGTTTCGATGTTCGGCGTCGTGACGTTGCCGACGACATCCATCTTGATCTTGTCGGCGACGGTGAACTTAGCGACGTTCACTTCGAGCACGTCGTGCTGATCGGCCGCGATCATGCGGACTGCACGGCGAACCACGTCACTCGCAGCGTTACTGATGGCGTAAATCTTGTCCTGCTGCTGGCGCTCGCTCATCTTCGACCAGGGCGTTTCCATGCTCCTGATGTGCGTCAGCATTGCATCGCGCAGATCGCCCGAGAGCGTATCCGAGGCGAGCTCAACGGTACTTTCTTCTTTCATTTCCATCGCTCCTACGGTTGAACCGCCGGGCAGTGGATCGGATGAGATGAAGGGCGCCCGGCGTTGCTTCGATCGCGTGTTGGCAATCGAGATCGATTTGCGCCGGCTCATATCCGCAGTCTTCGCAGACGAGGCCGGCGTTAAGGGTGAGGCCGCATGACGTGCAGAAGCGGCGAATAGGACGGAGGGCGGGCAAGATCAGCGACCGCCGAACTGCGCATCGAGTGCGGCAAACATCAGGCCGATCAGCACCGCGAGAAACAGGCCGGTTGCGAGGAGGCCCAGCATCAGCGTGCTCCCGTCCTGCGGCGGCGAGCCAACAGATCAAGCGCAGCGTTCTTGCACCAGACCGAACCGAGATAGAGACAGGTGGACGCCCAAAGCAGGCGATCGGCGACGAACTCGCGCATCACTTCATTCCTTCCTTGAGCTGATCGAGCTGCTGACGCAGGAATTCCTGCTTCTGCTCGAGTTCCGCGATCAGGACGCCGCGCTCGAATTCCTTCCACCAGCGTGTTCCGGAACCTTCCATGATGGACTGCAGCAGCGCGAAGCCGGCATCGGAGCGGAGAAGGTTGACCAGGGCATCGGCACCCGGCTCGGTTCGGCCCTCGAGCCAGAGCTCGGCGGCGCGCTTCGATATTTCGGCGCGGCTCGACAGGTTGATGGCAGTTTTCGAAGGCCACAGACGGCGAGCCATGTCGCACACGGCGTCAACACACCGAATCCTGTTGCGGTTCTTGGTGAATCCACCTGCGCCAAAAAAAGTAGATTGTGCACTCATCAGGCCACCTCAGCCGCTTGGGCAAAGTCATTCGCAGTGACCAGGCCACCGGTGACGGCCTCGATCTTGAGCAGGTGGTGAGCGCGGGGGAACCGGTCACCATAGCGCCACTTGCGGACGCACGAGACGCTGACGCCACACGCTGCGGCGAAAGCTGCCTCGTCGAGATTGTCGGGGTCTTTGAGATACGAATTGAGTTTCATGATGCCGTAAGTATCCCCGGAATGGGTACATCCGTCAACAAATTTCATACACAAATTGGGGCGCGACAGCCGAGCCCCTTTGGGGCAAAGGTACACATTATGGCTAACAATCTGAAATTACTGCGCACCCGTTCCGGATTGACGTTCCAGCAGGCCGCGGACCTGATGATGATTTCGCGCAGTTTCTATGTGAAATTGGAGCGCGGCGAGCGCCGTCTGACTGAGGATTACATCGCTCGCGCAGCTCGAGCGTTCAACGTCGACGAGGCCGACATCATTTCACAGCGCAAGACGACGCGCATTATCGGCCGCGTTGGAGCTGGCGCCGAGGCGCACTTCTATGCTGATGCCCATGAAGATTTCGAGGAAGTGCCTCTCCCGCCGAACGGCAATGACGACACCGTCGGCCTAGAGATCAACGGCGACTCGGTTGGCCCATTCTTCCATCAATGGCTTGTCTTCTACGATGACGTGCGCAACCCGGTAACGCCGGATCTCATGGGGCAGCTGTGTGTCGTCGAGACCCTGGAAGGCAAGGTTCTGGTGAAGAAGCTGATGCGAGGCAGCGAGCCCGGCAAGTTTCACCTTCTCTCGCAGACGGAAAGCCCGATCGAGAACGCCGAATTGGTTTGGGCCGCTAAGGTGACGGCGATGACGCCGCGCGTCTAAGGCCAGTTCTTCACGAACACATCCATTCCCCCGCCGCCGCCGTAAACCTCGACAGCACCTTTCACCCTGACAAAGCATGGCGTCACGTCGCTTGTGCCGCATTCGCTCGGGCCAAGGGCCAGGGCCTGCTTGCTGCCATTCTGGAAGACCAGAATACACAGAGCGGCAGCGATAATCGTCAGGACAGTTTTCGTATATCGATCCGTCATTTGAGCCCCCTTTCCTCAAGAGGAGGTGAGGATACAGCCGCGCCCATTTCATTGATGTACACATATTGGGGTTGACGGTTATACACATAATGGGTACGATCCTTGTGTCTATAGGAGAGCGCCATGACCCATCATGTGTCCCTTAATGCCGAACAGCGCGACTTGATGAAAAGCCTCGTCACCCGCGCCCACACCATCATTCTCCTCGCTTCGATTCTCGCCCTTGGCCTGTTCGCTCTGAACGTCACCGCGACCATGTGCCACTACGAGCGCCAGCTTGCAGCGGAGGCGCGGGTATGACCCAGACACCGCAGGAAGTTTTCGCGGAAGCTGGCATCGACATGAAGGCGCTACTGATGGCGGTCGCTAAGTCTGAGAGCCCGACTCTTCTCGCCACAGCAGTTATCGGCCTTATGTGCGCCGTTGTTGATGAGAGAGCCCGCGCGGCTGTCTCTCCGTCCGTTCTCCGCAATTTCGCAGATGAACTCGAGGGAGTTGCTGTGCGCATGCATGGTGGAGGCCGGGCATGAACACTCTCACCAACAAAGTTTACACGCTCGACGATGACCTGGCGCCGATCCTGAAGGGCGCCGTTGCGCTCCCGAATATCGAGGAAGTCGACGGTCAGCGCTTCCTGAACATGCTCGCTTCCGTCGGCCACTGCTGGACTCCGAAGTGGGGCTATTCGAACGTCGATGGCCGGAAGCAGTGGACCTATTTCTTTCTGTCGCACAATCAGGCCGGCGAGTTGACGGGCGAAGGTTACGCCGTCCGATACGGCAACAGCTACCCGACGCCTGAGCCCCGCGTGATGGCGTTCGCTATCTGCAAGCATAAGGCTGTTGCCGGCGCGAGCGCTAATCCCCGTCGAGGCTGGAATCCCGCCCGTTGCGCGCATTGCGGTCTCGACATGACCGTGGACAGCGGGGATTGAGCCGATGAGCGAATTGCCCGAAACATTCAATCTCCCCCCTGAACTACGCGCGCGTGCTGACGAGATCACCACGAAGTATCGGATGGCTTTGGCTATGCAGATGGCTGAGGAGCTTGTCGATGCCGGCGTTCCAATGGAACTCGCATTCCAGATCATTGTCGGAGAGCTCGCAGTAGCGGCCGCACGCGTAGCGATGCTGGCGTGTGTCGGATTGGAGAAGCGAGAGCCTCGACGTGACCTATGGATGAAGCGCGCCGAGGAGAACTTCGACGAGGCTCGTGAATGGTTCGCCGCCCTGCAAAACGAGGGGGCAGCACCGTGACCATGCTCATCAACTCCGAAACCGTCGACCGGCCCGGCCTCTATCACATGAGCGAGATCGCCTATCATGCCGATCCTTGTCCCGATCCGAGCCTCAGCCGGTCGATCGCGCTCAAGCTGATCGAGGAAAGCCCGCTGCACGCCTTCTCGGCGCACCCGCGGCTGACGAAGCAGGCGGACAAGGAACAGAAGAACGACCGCACGCGCGAAATCGGTTCGGCCGCTCACGCCATGCTGCTGCGGCAACCGACGGAAATCTGCGTCATCGATGCAGGCGACTTCAAGACGAAGAAGGCGCAGGAAGAGCGCAGAGAAGCCCAGGAGCGCGGCGCCATCCCGGTACCGGCGCCCGACTATGAGACCGTGCTTGCGATGGTCGACAAGGCCCGGCGCGTGCTGGCCGAAAGCGAGCATGAAGCGCTGCGGGCCATCGCCAGCAAGGAACCGATCGAAAACCCGTTCAACGAAGTGACGGCTTGCGTCAAAGATCCCTGCGGCGGCTGGACTCGCATCCGCATGGACCGAATCCACATCACTAAGCCGCGCCTCACGATCGTCGACTACAAGACGACGGAGCTCAGCGTGTCGCCTGAGAAGGTCAAGAACACGCTCTACAACAACAACTACCATTTTCAGGACGCGTTCTATCGCCGCGTCATCCGCCAGATCTTTCCGGAAATCGACCGGCGCGAAATGGTGCTCGACTTCCTGTTCCTGATGCAGGAGCAATCGCCGCCGTTCGAAATCACCGTCGCGAAGACCGACCAGGCAGCGCAGGATATCGGTGCGAAGATGGTCAGCGCCGCCTTCCTGATGTGGCGGAAGTGCATGGCCGAGAACAATTGGCCCGGCTACCCGACGAACATCGTGACGGCCGAATTCCCCGCCTACCTCGACACCCGCTGGTGCGCCCGCGAGATCGACGATCCGCGCCTTCAGGGACTCGGCTTCGATCCGATGCCCGCCTTTGAGCGCACAGCTTACAAACCCATCCCCATCGTGGAGCCTGTCTAATGTTTGCTGATGTGAAGGTTATTCCGAGCGTCGAAGGAAACGTGAGCAAGTACGTTTTCACCAAGGAGAGCGGAGTCGCTGAGGCGGTACTCTATCGATACCCCGACTATCTGACGAGAACGGTGATTTGCTGCTCGACGATGAGCGGATGCCCTGTTGGTTGCCGTTTCTGCGGTGCTGGTGATCATTTCGTTCGCAGCTTCTCCGCGGAGGAGATCGTCGCCCAGGTTGACCGTTGCCTTGCAGACACCGGCGTTGAGCCACTGCTGATGAAGCGCCTGCAGATCATGTTCATGAGTATGGGTGAACCCCTGCTCAACAAGTCGGGCATGATCAGCACGCTTCAGGGGCTGTACGGCAAGTATCCGAACGCGGCGCTACTGATAAGCACGATCGGCCCCGACATCGATTACGATTGGGTCTATTCGATCAGCCAGCAAATCCCGACGGTTGGGCTGCAGTTCTCCGTGCACCAATCGACGGACGAGCGCCGCAACGCTCTTATCCCGTTCAAGAAGAAACTCACGCTCAGGCAGATCGCGACCGTCGGCGCCGCTTGGCACGATGCGACGGGACGGAAGCCGTTCTTCAATTACTGCGCCGGTGACGACAATTCATCTCATCAGGACGCGGACAACCTGCTCGACGCGTTGGATCCGTCGATATGGAATGCCACGGTAAGCGTCATCTGCGAGCGCAACGAAGGCATGCCAGCCAGAAATGGCCATCAGATCCAGCTCGCATCTGAATTTGCCTCCAAGCTCGTCACCCGCGGCTATGACGTGCGCGTGTTCGACCCGGCAGGACAAGACGACATCGGCGGCGGCTGCGGACAGCTTTGGTTCGTCCAGCAGTGGATGCGCGACCATCCGGACCTTGCCCGGCCGAGCATCGGCAACGGCTTGCCCTCCGTTCACACTCCTGCCTGAGAAAGAGACCCGCCTTGTCTGAATTCGTTGACGCCTACCGCGACGACACCAGCCTATTGATCGCCATCGCCGGCGCATCCGGCAGCGGCAAGACCTTCTCCGCGCTGAAGATGGCGACCGGCCTCGCCCAGGGCGAACCGATCTATGCCATCGACACCGAGGCGAAGCGCATGCTGCACTACGCCGACCAGTTCAAGTTCAAGCACATGGACATGAAACCGCCGTTCACGCCGGAAGCCTACATCGAGGCGATCCAGAAGGCGGAGAGGGCAGGGGCGAAGGTCATCATCATCGACAGCACGTCCGACGAATACGAAGGTGTCGGCGGGCTGCAGGAAATGCACGACGAGGAGGTGGCCCGCCTCGCGCGGAAGCCCTACGACCGCCTCGAGGGCTGGGAGATCGACAAATTCAACGCGCCGGCGTGGAAGGTGCCGAAGACCCGGCACAAGACCCGGCTCATGTCGCCGCTGCGCCAGGTGCGCGCCTACATCATTTTCTGCCTTCGCGCCGAAGAGAAGATCAAATTCGTGAAGGTCTTCGACGAGAGGACGAACCGCGAGAAGACCGCGATCGAAAGCGCCGGTTGGGTACCGATCTGCGAGAAGCGCTTTATGTACGAGATGACCATGAGCTTCACGGTCACGCCCGACAATCCCGGCGTGCCGCTGATCGAGAACGGTCAGGCCGTCCACGGCAAGATCCAGAGCCAGCACCTTCCGTTCTTCCCCGCCGGCAAGCGGGTGGACGAGGAGTGCGGCCGCAAGCTTCGCGCCTGGGCGCGCGGCGAGAACACATCCACATCGCAAGATCGGCCTGCCTCCTCCTCCCGGCAGGTTGATACGGGGGCCGGTCCGCTCTCCTCCTCCCAAGAACCGGCCCCCACTCATGATCGCGCGCTGCTGACCGAGTATCACCAGACGCTCGCCGGCGAGATCGACCGCGACGGACTGATCGCGTCTCACGAAGCGTTCAAGCCGAAGTTTGTCGGCGCGAACGAGGTAACCGCGACCGCGGCGCAATCGATCCTTCGGGCCCACAACATGCGCCTGAAGGACGAGGCCGACGCCGACGCGACCAACACCTATGTCCAAGGCATCATCGACGGAGAGTGATCGTGAACCGCTCGGAGATCATCTCGTATCTGGAAACGCAGGCGCCGAACGCGAAGGCCAAGGACATTCTTGTCCGCCTCAAGCGCGATGACATTCATGACCAGCTTCGCCGTGACGCGACCCGGCGGATGGATCAGACAACGATTATCTCCGAGCTGCGCAAGCTGGCGAGGAAGTTGCTGCCATGAACAAGCGGCTTCACATTGCCGGTTCCTTCCAGACGATGCGTGATGCGGTCGACGATGCGGATCGCGAGTTCATCGAGAACACCGATGCGCGCAAGCACAGCGAGTCCCTTCAGCGGCTCGGGCGCGTGCTCATGAATTCCATCGCCGAGATCATCGCCACAGACGGCGGTGACGATGGCTATCTGTACGAAGCCGACGGCATCGCGACCGACATCGCGCACGGATATTCCGACCTGATCGAGGAAGCGGCCGAGGAGCCCGACCACACGCCCGATCAGGACGGCAACGGCACCCACAATCATCGGCAACAGTTTGGAGGAGGGCTCTGATGCTCACGACTTCCAGCATGCGCGCCATCATGACCGCGATCTGCGGCATCGACCGTCACCACATCGAGGCGGCAGGACCGATCACGGAAAAGAAGTGGCGCGATTTCCAGGCTGATCCGCACGGCATGTTCCTGAAACTGAGCACCCCGCAGCAGGACGCCGTCACCGCCATCGTCAACGCGAGGATCAACCCATGACTCAGAAACACCGCGCGGCGATAGACGCGATGAATGCAGCGGCGGAGGCGTTGAGCCGGCCGTTCTGTGTCGTCTTCCTCGATGGGCGAAATGAGCATGGCTCGCACGTCCTTACCTCGTTCCCCAAGTCTTTTGACGATGATGCTGGCGATATCTACGGTCAGTCCGAAGCAATCCTTCTGGCCGCCGAGGCTGCGGGGTTCGCTGTAGGTGATCACGTATGGGCCGAATTCGACTGGATATCTCCGCAGATCGGAGACGAAGGCCGCGTTGAACTACCGGGCTACTGGGAATTTCGAAGCATCAACAACGAGATGACAATTGCTCTCGCCGCCCGTTCCAACTCCACAGGGGGCCAGCGATGAGTGAGATCAGCAAGGAATTGGACAGACTGCGCCTAAAGGCCTTCAAGACGAATAGCCCCTCGGACAAGCAGGCCTATTACGATGCGCTCTCCCGTGCGTTCCAGCGCGGCGAATTAGTAGAAGCCTCCGTTTCCCCCGCTATCGGTGAAGGGAGCCGCGTGGAGCTGGAGGAAGCCGAAGCCGCAATAGCCGAGTTGATCGGAGGGGCATGGAACGCCCGTCAGGTAGGTGATATTCACGGCTGGTCATCCCGAGCCAAAGCTCGTGTGTCCGAGATATTTTCCGCCCTCCGCTCCCCGCCAGAGCCGGTAAGCGGCGAGTGGCCAGACTTTTCCGCTCCTCCCAAATATGAGAACCCAGCTAAAGGCTGGACCGACCCGCGATTGCCAGATTTCCGGCTGATATGGGCAACGGCCCGTTCGGCTGGCTATTCGGTCGGGTTGCACGGTTCCATGAAGCGCGATTGCGACCTGATCGCGGCGCCTTGGGTTGAAGATTCTGCATCTCCGGAAGATCTTATCTCTGCTCTGTGCGCCGCGCTGAATGCACGTCAGGTGGGAGAAATCGAGCAAAAGCCGCTTGGCCGCGTCGCCGTCACTCTGCAAATCAACGGCTTTTTCAAGCCGATCGATCTGTCTATTGCGCCGCGTGTTTCCCCGAGACGAGACGCACCAGAGCCGGTCGCCAGCACGCACGAAGAGCGCATCGCATTGGCGCAAGCACTCACCTGGGACATCAACAATATCTCGCCCGATGAAGTTCTGGAGATCATCGACAGGCTCGCCGGCCAAGGTTTCGAGTTGCGTCGTATATCCGCCTCCCCGCCAGACGGCGAGTTGGTGCGGATGCGGGAAGCTCTGGACGATCTCTGCAAGCTCACTTTCGCCGTGCAGCACAACCCGAATTGCCCAGCGCCATGGCTCGTTCGCCTGCCGGGCAAAGGTCCGATCGACATGAAGCCTTACGGCGACCCGCTCGGCCGTGTCCCCCACCAGACCGGCGACATTCTCGGCTTTGGCAAAACGTTCGACGAAGCCGCCCGCGCCGCCCTCTCCGTGAAGGGGGCGAAATGACTTCACGTCTTATCCATCGCCGGCTTTCTCTTCGGCTTCGCCTTCTCGGCCGGGATAACCTCGCCAAGGTACTTCTCATGAAGCGTGATAGGATAATCGTAGCCCCTCAATTTGACGGACACCATGCCGTCCTCGCCTACCCTCGTAACGGTTCCGGCAAGCAGGACGCGGCTTCCCTTCTCGATCTTCGCCATTTCCAGCCCCTTGCAAACACCAAATTTAATCTGGCGCTCGCGGGAGGTTCGGCAAGATGACGAAAGCCAGCGCGCTCTTCCTTACAGACGCGCAGCTCGCCGAGCGCATGGGGATCAGCACGGATTTGCTGATGACGGCGCTTCCTGCGCTGCACAAGTCCGGCTTCCCGGCGCCAGATCCTCTCTTCCAGAACCGCCGATACTGGCCCGCCTGCCAGGCTTTCCTTGATCGCAGGTACGGACTCGCTTCACAATCGCAGCAGGCCAATCCCGGCCTAGATGGAGAAGAGAAATGGACGTAAAAGCCCCGGGCTTAAAAGCCCGACCTCGAAGCGATGGCACCATCGCCTATTACTGGGTGGCGAAGTCCTCGTCGCCCAAAGCCAAAGAATACAAGCATAAGACCGTACGGCTCGAAGGCACACCCGACGAGATCGAGGCGCAGTGCCGCGTGCTGCAAGCCGAGTTCAAGGAATGGCTGTCAGGGAACGGCCTCGATGGAAAGCGCGGATACGACGGCACCTTGCGGTCTGTCATCCGGCTCTATCAGCAGACGCCCGAAAGCCCCTATCACGAAGTCCGCAGTAACACCCGGGCCATGTATGATGAGAGCCTGGGCCTTCTCGAAAAGACCGTGGGTTCCCGTCGCCTCGAGAAGCTTACCGGCCTCGACTTCAAGCGCTGGTACGCCAACTTCAAGGAACCGGCCGTCGATACCGAGAAGAAGGCCAAGCGCCGCGCCGAGCTCGCCGCGAAGGGCATCATCCTACCGCCCAACCAAGAGCGGGTCCGTCGCGCCTACAAGGCCATGCAGCTCTTGCGCATCGTCATAGGTTTCGGTGTCGTGCTGAACATCACTGAGTGCTTCCGCCTTTCCGCTATCCTGAAGCAGCTTGAATTCACGTCGCCGAAGGCACGCACCGCGGCGATCACGTTCGAGCAGGCGAAAGCGATCTGCGACAGGGCAATCGAGAACGGACAACTTTCCATTGCGCTCGCCCAGGCACTTCAGTTCGAACTGACATTGCGCCAGATCGACGTTATCGGCCGATGGGAAAAGGTCACCGATGCGAATGCCGGCGGGATTGTGGATCTCGGCCAGCGGTGGCGCGACGGCCTCCTGTGGTCTCACCTCGACGAGAACGGCATCCTCACCAAGACGACGAGCAAGGTGGATGATGTCGTCGCCGAGCACGACACGATGGCCTATCCGTTCCTGCGCGAGATCATCGATCGCATCCCGCCAGAGAACCGCGTCGGGCCGATGATCAAGTTCGAGGCGACCGGCTTGCCATATCGGTACCGGCACTTCTCCCGGCTATGGCGGAAGATCGCCAACGAAGTCGGAGTTCCCTCCAACGTGTGGAACCGCGACAGCCGCGCCGGCGGTGTCACCGAGGGCTCAGACGCAGGCGCCGACCTCGAGCATTTGCGTCATCACGCGAACCACAAAAACGCTCAGACGACGCAGCGCTACAACAGAAAAACGCTTGAGAAGACGCAGAAAGTTGCCGAGCTGCGCGTTGCGCACAGAGGCCAGAAGAACGTTCCGCAAACATAATTGGGGAACGCCCGGGGAATGCCGGGGAACGTCTCATTCATTAAGTGATTGATTTTAATGGTGATCCCGACGCGATTCGAACGCGTGACCCCCAGATTAGGAATTTGGGTCAAGTGTTTGAAATCGTGTCGGGACGTTCCCCGCGTTTCCCAGTTCGGCGAATATCGTGGGGAACGCGTTAGGCCGTGCTGCGGCTGGCGAGCGCAACGCACG